CTATTTCCGACACATCCTATAATATTGATAACATAAGACCGGTTACTTATACAAATACCAAAATGGAAAAACAAGATTTCGGTGTAATCGCTCATGAACTACAAGAACAAATGCCGTTTTTAGTCACAGGCGAAAAGGATGGCGAACATCATCAATCTGTTAATTATAATGGTCTCATTGGTCTCTTATTAAATGAAGTTCAACAACTCAAGAAACGCGTCCAAGAATTAGAGCAATCTAAACCATAATTTTTATCCATTCATTCACGTAATACATTTCATACCATAATGAATTTATTAAATGTATTTTTATCGCACTATTCCAAAAGCGCCCAATTTACAACCGCAACTATTCGCATCTGTATGGCCTTTATGTAAGGCACATTTACACTCATTTTTCAGATTTACTGCTTCATTACGGGTCATTATATCTAATGCCCCAGGTGTAGGTACTGAAGGGTCCGAACGAATTGTCATAGGAACGCGGTTTGTTCGTAGATTCGTGTTCGTACATACCTGAAAGGTGGGACATCCACTCGCCCCTTTTTCCATGGAAAAAATCATTTGTTTTCCCGAAGGAATTAATTGATTGTAACGCGGACTTGTATCGACAATACTATTTGAAAAAGCATATTGTTGATTTTGTGTCAATGTAGTTGATGGGAAGACTGGTGGTTGTTTTTCAGAGTCATTGTCTAATCGTAGACGAGTAGATAGACGTTTATATTTTAAATAATCACTTTGCGACATCTTTTATTAAAGAACTATATACATATGTGCGATATTTTGTTTATTTGTTAGAATCTATAATCTATTCGACGGTTTTCACATGTGTATTTTCTCGTAAATGGTTCTTGGTTATATAATATCCACTATATGCTACGACAATACCAATTGCCGACCCAACCATTAGTTGTTCTATGGTATGTCGATTGTATTTCCATCTCTGAAATATAGTCAATCCAGCAATAAACAAGCCCATAATTAGCCAAAATGGCGAGTCTTTGACTAAATGTAAAAAAGCAATAGATGAGAATATTGATTGAGCGTGACCGGAGGGCATTCCATATACTTCAATGCCTGTATATTTTTCATATGACGTAATACTTTCTCCATTATTAGGTCGAGGTTGTCTCACAATAGCCTTTATAATTTTATTGATACCAATATTTGTGATAAATATAATTATGTATGTCGCAAAAAATCCATGATATTCCCATAACTGCACGGCAGTAGTAACAAATAAAATAATTGGTCCCCAAAATCCGATTTTGTCGAAATGGCACATTGTATGTTTTGATTCTATTATATCATATTCGTTCATTTCCATTTATAATGATCTATTATACATATCATTATAAATATTCTTATTCTACTAGTTATGAACTGCACAATTGATTATTTTAATTGAGGCTTATATAATTGTTCGCAAATCAGAGAAAACGACCAATTCGCATTGTTTAAATCAACTACATTCCCACGGTCACTTACTAATTTTATGGATAATCGTTGTATATTCACTGGTCCGAAGTACTGTCTTTCTTGATTTTGTAATGTTCCCCCAAACTCTACAATTGATTCACCGGGGGACCTTCCTGATAATTTCATTGGTATCACTCCAAATACGTCACTCGCAAATGGAGTTGAACCATATATCTTTGAACTTACATTACCAGTAGTAGCATTGTTATCAGAATCACTAGTATTTGCTTTCGAGACTAGTGACTGTACCTGTTTCTCGGTTAACTTGTTATAATCAGTTCTCGATTCTGTGTTATATACCTTTTCACCTGTAACTGGATCACATACGAATTTAGTTCGTATTGCGTAGGATGGTAATGGTATTTCTGTATCTCGCGAAGTTATCGTAACCAGTCCATCATTTAGATGACTTTGATTATAATCATCAATGCAAAGCATAAAGTAGTTGAATAGTTCTGTACTAATACCGGTATCCGCAACAATTTGAATTACGAATGAATTGGTTGTTATGTAGTTGGATAATTTGTATATGGTAAATTGACGAAATCCTAATATCCAACCAAGTGTAGTATCCCACGTTGCACTACGCACACTACCTACACCTTGGTAGCATTTAACAAAACTATATACGTCAAAAAACGAGATATTGTAATCACTCGCTCGATATTCTTTGTTTACAGTTATACGAAGTAGAGTTTTTTCGATTCCATCAATGGTTATTATAGAAATTGATGATTCTGACATGGTTGTATTATTAGTAAAAGCACTATTGATTGCGCGAATTAACGCGTCTCTGGTATAGCGTATATCAATGTTGTTTTCTTTAACAGGTAGATCGATAACTAATGTGTTCTCACCTCCACTAGAAAATACACCATCTTCATATGGAATTATTTCTATCTTGTTTGTTTCGTCAGTCAATGTAATTATATTTTGCGAAATCGTAGAATTACCTCTTATACCTAATAGTTCTCGATCATTCGATAGAGTTGTACTGTATGATATATCGGTATATTCTCGATTTACGTCGAATACTGATTCTATGGTACTTTCGTATAATGGAAACAAATTATCTATCATAGCATAGTCTATATTTAATACCCTGTTCCATATGTCAAAATAATAATATTGATTGATTTTGAATGTTAATTTTACGGTGGCTGCGTAATCAGCAGGATCGTCATTTTGAATAATCTCAAATGTTGTCCCATTTAAGTCATCAAATCTATTTATTTCTTGTCTTATCGCAGTTTCTAATGTATCCAATGTATACGAAACATCACTTGGAGGAGACGGAATTAAATAGCCATATGGAGTACGTGATTTAAATGTAGTAGACCTACCATAATCGGGTGAGATTGCGTTTCCAGAATCGATAGATAGATACATCAAGTATTCATCACTTGAATCAATCCTAAATTCATTACTTAAATCGAATGTGTCTATTGTAAATTCTAATGTGTCGTCCGTAATAAAAATTACATCACTTGACCCCAATAAATTGTTATTTCTAAGGATACCGACATTTGCTTCCTCAATAGAAGAAGTCTGCAATTCAATCGTATCTGTATTACTATTATATTTAAGGTATGGTACATTTTCAGTTCTCCCTATATCTACAGTCCCTTGTTCGAGGATAAAATGCGTATTGGATAGGTTATAACTAATATCTTCGGCAAATTGTATTGAATAACCCGACTCGAGCAATTGTTTTGATATGTTAATTGAGAATGTTGCTTCCATACGTCCATCTGCGTTTACAACCGTTTCTATTTTTGATCCTGCAAATAGAGGATACCCTTCTGTATCTTGGAAATTGTTCAGTATGTTATTTATTTCTTGAAATAATGTTCCACCACTTCGTACCCCACTTTCACTTACGTTTAGATTATAACTTATATCTCTACTAACACCATCATCGGGTATTTTTGCGTATACTGTAAATATTTTAGTAGACGATAAATTATAACTGTTTTGAAGGGCGAAAGTTGTATGAAATACATTTATACCGTCTACCAAATCATATGTTGTATCAAAATCAAATACATCGTGAAGAAAACTTCCATTAAGGTCAACTCTGTATTTTCCAGTCTTTATTGTTTTAAATATATCGACATCTAGATGGTATCTACCGTCATTATCGGGGTCTATATACCCACGGGTTAGATCTGTTATTTCCGCATTATTACTTACATCTGAAATGCGTTGATTTATTTTCTCGATGAAACTAGATACATTAACAAGATCATTTATGTTATTTATATCCGAATTACTTATATCGATCTTGAAATCATTTGTACTTACATCATAGCCATTTACGGTATTTTTTAAGTAAATATACGGAGATGTAAAAATACGAAATTGATCTTCTTGTTGAGATAATGGAGACACTTCAGAAACAATGTCGTTTAATATAATATTGTCCTCTTTAAAATAAAAACAAGACCCAGTATCGGTCCATATTAATTGGGGAGTTTCTTCACTAATTGTTTCGGTTGGGAATATTATCCGCAGTTTTGAGTTAGGTAAATTATTGGTAGTAAATCGGTCGGCTTTTAAAGTAAGTTTGAAGTATTTTTTTGTATTATCGCGATTGCTTAATAACTCGATACCCGATTCATCATTTAAATTGTCGTTTTTCGATATTACGTCTTTAAGATCTGTATAAATTTGACTACGGGTATATGCTGTATTAATCGGTAAAGATAGGGTTATTGTAATCGTTAAATCCAATGTTTCGATACCACTATCAGGAATACGTATAATTTTTTCTATTGTAAACTTGTTATTTGAACCGGTTATTACATATCGCATTAGATCATTATTTTCTATCATATTGCTATCGATTGAAAAGAAAGAATAGGAAGGGTCACTAAACCCCAATAACGCAGGTATACTCTTCAATCTTTGAATAAAATACTCGGGAGAATTGGTAGGAATATCAGTAACGGGAGTAGTCCATCCTGGAAAATTCAATATATAACTCGTTTCATTGTATTGTTTGTATATTTCGGTATTTAATGAAATTAACGAATTATTCGGATTATATTCAATTCCCGTATCGCCAAAACTAACATCTGAATATAATGTTTTGATGGCCTGCATACTATTATTAATAGTCGCCGATAATTCAGAAGGCTTATAATTTCCAGGCGTTATATCTATCGTATAATCATGATTTCCATTGTCAATTCCGGGAACATCTCCCTTTAATATGAAAAAATTGCTACCGAAACTTGAACTTATAGTCCACCAGGTATATGGGATTCCTACTGAATATAACTTCATTGAAACTACGTCTCGTAATGGTTCAGATAGATTTAATGTAAATTCAGTTGGCATTGTTCGTTTGTCTTGCCTATATTTGCTATCTATCGTAACTATGCGTTTCACGGTTTCCTTTAATAATGGATTCAACATTCCCTTTGCGTGCTCTAGGTCTTTCGTATAATTAGTTACCTTTTCCATCTTTTCTTCACTTCCTGTCAAATAGGATTTATCGTTGATTTTTGATAATATAGTATCATTATTTGCTACTTGAATCTCCTGATTACTTGTTGAATTATTTGTTAAAGTCACACCTACATTGGTTATATCATCGTCATTAAACTCTTCAATCATATTATCATTTTCAGATGCATTACTATTTTCGTCATCACTTGTTTGAAAAAAATGATTGAATATCTCCGAAAAAAAAGATGCCAATTGGTCTCCGGATTCATTTTGGATATTGGTGTATTTATTGATAAGGAAAAGTATCTTTGCTTCCAATTCTCGATCACTTGGACTTGATAAATCTAATATATCTAATAATTCACGATCGGAATAACTCGTCACGTCATACATATCTTGTTTTTTTCGTATTTCTATTGTATCGTTCATTATATAATTACAAATACAACTTCTTATATACTATTCATGGCTATTTAATTGTTCTATTTTCATTCTGTAAGATCCGACGTTTAAACATGTTTCCAATGTATTTCAACAAGTCTATTTTTTTTGATAACATGTATAATAGTTCCGTAGGGAAACTCGTCAATCCTTGACCTCTTTTCATGTGTTTATTGCCACGGAAACATAAAATGTCGAAAATATTCATTACTAAAACTTCTTCTTCGTTCATCTCTTGTCTATCTATTCGCATTTTTCCAATGAATGTATACCGATTATAATTTCCCTTGTCATATACGTTTAATTTACCGTTTGTTGGTTTATTTTGAATTAATCCTATTCCCAATATTTGATTCGTGTCATTATTCATCTCCAGCATAAATATATTTGTATCTACCGTTATTGTTTTGGTAATCGGCTCTGGCGAGCAATATACACACCCCACTCCGGGATACCGTTTACGGTAAGTTATATTCTCATTCCAGGTCGAACTTGTAAATCGACTCGTTAATAATTGGTTTCGCAAACCCATTTTAAAGGTGCGAAGTTGTTTTCGATAAATACGGGGTTCTGGTGCGATTTGCGTTGACATAATCAATCGTTGTTTAGTGTTAATGTTCTCGGATGTTTATAAGTGAAATCAATTTTATGTTTGTAATAATATAATAATTTCTACATGTATTCATAATTATGAATATAGATATTTCTGGTATGAATCATACATTACTACCCGTACACGATATTCATCCGTCGGATATCACATCTGACGATATTGAAATACATACTATGTCTGATAAAAGTACTGATTCTGACAAATTATCAAAACCAGTATTAATCAAAGTGAATAGTGACATACCATTAACGTCCAATTCCATTCAACAAGAACCGTCATTGTCGAAGTATACCGATAATCATTTTGTTACTCTCACCAATTTAGATCTAGATAACCTAGAGAACCAAAATCAACAATATTTTACTCATTATCCACAGTTTTCTAATTCGGGTAGTAATAGTCCGGTATTGTCATTAGTAGGTAGTAATAATAACAGTAATGAAAATAGTAATGAAAATAGTAATGAAAATAGCGATTGTGATACCGACGATAATGATGAAAATGAAACATATACATCCAATATGAATTCATCTAAAATGAAATATACAAAATTAAATACTAACGATATCCAACGTTATATTCGAAAATATCATTCGGATTGTTTGGTTGATAAATATGCAAACGAACTAGATATACTTACGACATTCATAAAGGGGCAAAAAAATCTATATATTCAATCTAATAATATTACACAACAAAAACTGAACTTGTTGGTTTTTCCCGCATTATTAGTTGCCGCAGCGATTACGGCATTCTCACCTATTTTAGAATGCAAAGAATCGAATAAAAATATTCTTACTGGATTAAATGCAATTGTTACTCTGTTTATCTCGATGGTTGGATTTTTAAAACTAGAATCTTCTTCCGAGAAATTCTTTGTTATAGCGTCCTTATTTGATACGATTGAAACATCTCTTGAACTTTCATCTACCAAAATAATGGTAATGAAAAAAGAGAAAGATATATCGCAACTAGTCATTTCCAAATTCAACGAGGTCGAAGATAAAATCGCAGAATATAAATTAATTACCCCGGTACTTATACCTGAAGAAATAAAAACACTGTTCCCGATTATATCACACGTCAATATTTTTTCATTTATCAAGAAAACCGAACTTATCAAACGTGGACTTATTGAAAAATTAAAAGATGTGAAGAATGAAATCCATTTAATACAATATAAATGGAATAAAATGGAAACCATTCGCAAAATCAAGTTATCGGCTAGTTATTTGAATAACAAGCAAGATCCAGATTCTATCGACCATACACCCCCATATACCGATTATAAAAAAGAACAATCGAGACTAACATATTTGCATCAACTCAAAAATGACATCAAAAATGAAATCATGGAATTTCAAAACGCGTATACTATCATGGATACCATATTCTCTCGTGAAATAGCACATGCAGAGAAAAATCAAAATCAATGGTGGTTTTGTTTACTATGTTTCTATGGAAAAAAAAACACACCCAGTCAATATCTAGATGATATATCCACTACACTATCTCCTAAATTAAAAGAAATTATATATCCATATTCGAGTTAACGAGCAGGACACATTTTCCAATACCAAGGCATATCATAAACCAAATTTACGGACCCAGAAGATTTCATATGCGAAAGT